AATGCTTGTGCTTCTACGATGTCCTCAATGAAGCGTGAGTACTCATAGTGCTTGTTAATCAAAACTTGAACTTCAGTCTCGGTGTCTGCAATCAGAGTAACGGCTGTAGAAGCCGCTTTAGCTGATGCTGAGCCACGAGTAGGAGCTGGAATGTGAACTGTGTCACCTTTCTTGCCCTTGAAGTTCATCTTCATTACGATGTTTGCCAATACAAGGTTCTTCTTGTAGGCGGCAACAATTTCATCACTCCAAATCTCAGGAATGAAGGTTGCTGCGGTGGTTGTGGTTACTGCTGGGGTTGGAAAAGCCATGATTAAATCTCCTAAAATTAAAATTACCTAACACGACCCTCTGCATACGCGGCCATGATTTCATCACTAAGCGCATCGTATCTGTTCGGGTCTTGCATTTTCAGCCGAATAAGGTCAGCCCTACGATAAACCTTCTTTGATGACTCACCAGAACCACCTACATCAACTCCTACTGCTTTAAGATTCTGCTTGCGTGTAGCCTCGTTAGATGCTTCACTCTGCTGTTTCTTAACGCCACGAAGTTGCTTATAAGTGCTTAACAATTCATTGGCAGAATCATAGTCATATTCAGCATCGGCTCGCTTAAACAACTCAATGCGAACAGGGCTAGATTTAACCCAGTTTGCAAAGTCCTGATCTTTAGCAATATCGCCAAAATCAGGATGATCTTGCGCTAACCTTTGTTGAATCTGTGTCCTTTTCATCTCTAGCGTTGCTTGACGCGCGGCTACAATGTCAGGGTGACTATCAACTGTCCTTTGAACTGCCTTCTTTGGGTCTTCAAAAAAGTCAATCTCAGGCTCGTCCTGCTTAATCTGTTGTTGTTTAGACCCAAGGTTCTGTCTAATAAGTTCATCGGCTAGTTTTCTAACTTCGCCTACCTCTTGAGCCTGCTTTCCAATTAGCTTTTCAGCCTCTTGGTGCATTTTTACTATCTCATCCAGACTTTTGTCCCTGTATTTCTCAGGGAGGTCTGGTTTAGAAGCAATTTTTTGCTCTTCGATTTCTAACTCACCAGGCAATTCTTTGTCATCATCAATCAACATATTTTTCCTTTTTCCTGCCGTTAATCGGTTGTAGGAGATTCAACTCGGCACTATTGCTTATGAGTTGAGTTTGCGTTCGCTTTTTAGCTTGTCAGTATGGCTTTTCTCAAACTTGCCATGGGCAGTTGGGAAATGACCAGACCAACCTTCTAACTTAAAAGCTGGCGCTGAGAGAGTTCGGTTGGCTGTAGCTCCGCACTCACACATTAGACTGGTTGCCTCATAATCAACCAATCTTTCTGTTCTATGTCCGTTTTCACAGACGAAATCAAACATTCTTCTCATTTAAGTCCTCGTAGGCTCTTTCGCTGACTTGTTTCAAGTTTTTCAGCCATGTGAGAATAGAAAGTTCACCTTTTCTAAATTGTAGACTTTTTTCGTCCTCAATTGTAGATATATTATTCAAAGGTTCAATCATATTGTCAATGTCTTCCAAAAGGTCTCTCCACCCTTCGGTAGCCATCATTGTAAATCTAGCCTCGTAATAGGCTTGCAATTCTGGGGTCATACGGAATCTGCACCTTGAGAAGCCTCAATAACTTCTGGCTCTGGTCTAGTTTGAACAGTAACTGTATAAACAATGCCGTTTTCCTCGTATGGATTGCATCCAACAAGCATCTCAGTAGCCCTATCGTGAGTCTTAAACTGACTAACTTTTAAGCAGTTATTCTCAGTAAAGAAGTCATCATTAGGGCCTGTAATTGGAAAAGATGTATTTGGAAACAACTCTTTATAGTTGCCAACTACGATATTTCCATTGTCTAGTTTTGCAATGTCCATGTTTTATCCTTTATCTGCAAATGCTGCTGTAGGAGCTGTAAAGTTACTTGTATAACGAGCAAATCCTTTGGTGATGCGTAAATCATCGATATAGCCATCATATAGATAGGTTGTATCGTAATACCCGCCAACAACTATATTTTGACCAGAACAATTACCCGTTGTTGATGCCGAACCAACTGAAGTTCCATTTACATATATAGTAGATGTTCCAGAAGACCTAACAAGTGCAATGTGATACCAAGTACTAGTTGTTATAACTGCGCTTGAACTTCCTAAAAAAGTACCAGCGACATTAGCAGTAATTCCACCATTTAAAGCGCCACCAGTAGCATTACCACCTTGATATATGGCAATTCCTGTTGTATATCCCGCTTTTAAACCACCTGAAGTATCTGATGTTTGTATTACGCCTCTTTGGTTAGCAGATGCAACATTATTAGAATTTAACCAAAACTCAACAGTAAAGTCACCCGTACCAAAAGCAATGTTTGGACTTGATGCTGCAACCAATCTGTCGGCTGTTGCATCAAAAGCAATTGAGCCAGTACCATACTTCTTAACGCTTGTAGAAATCTGTGCGTTACCCACAGTTTCTAAGTCGTTCATCATGGCGTTGTCTAAGATGCCAGCGTTGGTGAAATTGTTTAGTAAAGATGTGTTGGTAATTGATGTTAAAGGCGCTGTTGGTGGAGTAAATGCTGATGTATAAACCGCAGAGCCTTTTACACATCTTACATCTGACATATAGCCATTAAAGTAGTTTACTGAAGCACTACCATATACCCCAACATAGAAAGTGCCAGCATTGTTGAAGTTATAACTAGATGTTACTGTCGTATCTAATGCGCCATTTATAAAACAACGCAAAGTAGTTCCAGAACGAGTAACTGCTACATGAGTCCAAATATTTGCAGATAACGATGCTGATGAACTAAATACTAATGCAGTTGTATAAAGTTCAATTTTTGCACCATACAAACCCAAGTCAAATGTTCCAGTATTGTTTGTTCCTTTACATACAATAGCTTTGCTACCAGAAACGCTACTTGGATATATCCATGCTTCTACACAAAAGTCTCCAGTAGACCATTGGAGTGCAGCGTTGTCAGATAAACTTAAATAATCGCCACTACCATCAAAATATCCAGAGCCACCAATCACGCTTGTGGAGTAGGCAGATGTAGGGTTAAATGGGTTGAAGCGTTGGACGCTTACATCACCATTTCTTGTGATGGTGAAGTTGTTTGTGCTGTCATCAATGAATCTGTTGTCAGCGCAAGTCAGCAATGATGTGTTGGTGATTGCTGTTAAAGGCGTTGTGCTTGGGGTGAAGTTGCTTGTGTAAACAGCAGTACTTTTAACCACACGCATATTGCTCAAATAGCCTGCAAAATATGATGTTGAGCCGCCGGCAGAGCCAATGTTGGTTGTGCCAGTTTGGAAGTCTTGCGAGACAGTTCCAGAAGTAACAGATGTTCCGTTAATGTAAATAGTTATTGTTGTCCCATTACGGACAAAAGCAACATGATTCCATGTGCCTATTGATGGAGTCCATGAGTATTGCAAAGATGGGCCAACAGCATATCTTCCAATTTCAATGTAGTTTCCTGTACCCCTGTATAAAACCTCAACACCATTGGTTACTGTTGCAGAAATGATGTTGTAGTTGCTTCCTGATGATGGAAGGCTTGCAAAGTTAACCCAAAACTCAATCGTAAAACTAGAAGTTCCAAAGTTTGTAGCACTTGATGAGCAAGTTAAATAGTCACCAGACCCATCAAAGTAATTAGACCAGTTAGCACCATAAGGACTGAATGTTCCTTGTGTCGTATTGCCGTTACGAGTAATACTGAAGTTATTAGTAGATGAGTCTACAAATGTATTGTTCTGAGCGCCATTAGTCCCATTACCATGCAACAGCATAGTAACATTCTTAAAGTTAGCGTCTTTAGCGTCAGCGCTACCTGATTTGGATGCTGCAAACATTAGTAGTTTTGTCCAATAGTTGTGCCAAACCAACTTGTTCCATCAGAGAAGAAACTGTAAATGTCTTGTTTATTAGCAGTTCCTGTGATGGTTGGTGCTGTGCCGCCAGGCCAAGTTACTGTTGACCAAGTAACAGACCTAGAGCCAGTACCATCTTGCTTCAACATGATGATGAAAGACTTACCAGCTCCTGCAGTTGGCATCGTAATCGTTGCATTGCCAGTCAAAGTCAACAACTGAACAGTACCATTAGCCAAAGAAACTGTAATCGCTGTGCCTGTGTTAGCGGTATAGAGTGTCTCTGTATAGTTGGTAACTGTTGGGTTTGTCAGAGTCTTATTAGTTAGCGTCTGAGTTGCAGATGTGCTAACAATATCAGCAGAATTGAGTTGTGAACCAGTAGGTAAATTTACTGTATCTCCAGATGCAATCTCACCTAATGAGGTTACATCTGTACCCGTATAAATTGATTTGACAAGGTTAACGACAGCCATAAATTACCTCAAGTTGTTAGTGCAATGTTCTTTGCTGTGCCAGAACTATTAAAGAATGGAAGGGCTGTGCCGCTAACTAAAGAAATAGTATCTGAAGTGCCATCAGCCTTGTAAAAAGGAAATACAAGAGTTCCACCGCCACCACCTGATGAAGCAATTGTAATTCCACCAGAAGAATTCGTAATGGTTATGTTGCTTCCAGCAGTCAAAGTAGCCGCTGTATAGCCTGTTCCGTTGCCAATTAACAACTGTCCATTGCTAGGAGTAGAGGTTATTCCTGTACCACCATTAGCGATAGGCAAAGCAGTACCGCTATAAGAGATAGCCAAAGTGCCAGAAGTGGTAATTGGAGAGCCACTTATTGACAAGAATGAAGGTACTGTAGCCGCTACAGAAGTAACTGTTCCTGATCCACTACTTGTAGCCGCAATAGTCTGATTAGGCCAAGTTCCTGAAACTGTAATGTTTGAGCCTGCAACCAAGCTAGGACTATCTGTTCCTGTACCACCATTGGCGACAGCAACAATGCCTGTAACATTGGAAGCAGTACCAGTTGTATTTTGGTTAAGAGTAGGAATATCAGCCGCTACGATTGACCTAAAAGTAGGCACTCCAGAAGAGGCATTGGGTGATGCTAAGAAATAGTTTGCAGTCTTAGAACCATAGGGATTCTGAGTGTCGCCATAGCCAGAAGCAAGACTAATATCAGGAGTAGCGCCACCACTAGAAACAACAGGTGAACTTCCTGTTACAGAAGTAA